AATTACTATCTATCATTTCTTCACTAGCTTTTAAATAGTTTTGTTGCTTTAATGCTTCCCACATTTTTTTGAATTTCATTACTCTTGGTTTTCCTAATTGAAAACACATTTCAACAATTACACCAAAAACTATATGATTATGCTCTATATTTCTTAGTAATTCTCTAGCTGAATCTAATGCTATTTTAAAATCATTATCAAAAACTTCTTCAAGAGTTTCTTTGTCATAAACAACACCCTCAACAAAGTTATCGGAATCCAATACCAAATGACCATAGCCGATAGTACGAAAACCCAAACTATCGGAATACATAGTGTCCCGAAACCCCTCATGTTGCTTGATTCTTTCTTTAATTTCTTCCATATATTATTTTTCCAATGTTTTAATATATTGATAAATTTTATCATAATAAAGCAAGTGAGTATGTGGTGTGGAGGTAATACCCACTTGCAGATGCTTTATAACATTTTAGGGTTATAAAATCAATTCAGTTAAATTACTATTTGAACCTATTATACCTTTATAAAAAGTATTAAAAGCTAAACTTATTCTAGTGTTAGTTCCTTTTTTTGTATCTACTTGATGAATTGTAGATGATGGAAACATTACTAATTGACCAGTTTCTAATGCAAACCACCATGTATCAGAGTTCCAAATATTATATTGATCTATTTCTGGTTTTATTTGTTGATAGCCTTTTGAATTAGTAAATTTAATTTTATCATTTTTTTTATCACAATCAAAATATAACACACCAGATATAACTGAATTAGGGTGTGAATGTTGATGATGATACTGATTTTCTTCAGTATAGTTTAACCAAGATTGAGTTATATAAAGTTCTATATTATTTTTAGGAGATATAATTTTTTCAAGATAATCTTTACAAGCTGTATCTAAAAACTTTTTTATGTTTTCAAATTCTTTTCTATTTAATATATAATTATCTTTTGTATTATAATTAAGTGTTGGAATATTACCACCACCATTTTGTTTTGTATTATTCTTTTGTTCATTAACAAAATTTAATTCTTCATTGGTAAATTCTCTGTCTATATTTGTCATATAAATAGGTATAGGAAATAAATTATGTATATTAGAGTTAATCATTTTTTAAACTCATACCAACCTGTTATAATATATTTATCCTCATCAATCGTAGTATGACCTTTGTGAGTAAATGTCCAATCAGCACTCCAAATAACAGTTAATCCTTTTTCTGGTTTTACTTTTAATTTTTGATAATACCATTCTGTTTCTCCACCTTGTTTAACATCATTAAGATATGTCATAAAAACTAGATGTCTTTTTGATGAATTTATACTTGCTTTTTCACAATGCCAAGAGTGATATGCTTGTGAGGGTTTATATTTTTGAATATTAAAATCATGTTGTATTCCCCATTCCCTAACATGTTCATCACAAAACTTATATTTTGTTTTATAAAGTTTTATAATTTGACTTAATTCTTTAAAGTATTTATCTAATATAGGAAATTTAACAATATCATTTATCCATAGTTGTAAATCTAAACTATCTTTAACTTTTTTATTAACTTGTCCTTTTCCACTTTCTCCTAATACTTTATTGTTTGAATTATCAAATAATTTAATTAAATCATCACATATAGATAGATCAGATAAATAATATCCATCTATAAAATTGTTATTTGAATTATGTTTATATTCTCTCACACCACTAATTTATATTTATTCTCTTAAATCCCAAGTTTGATTTGTTTCATTCCAATTATATACTTGACCATCTGTAGGATAAGAAATAGGTGCTTCCCATAGACAAGTTGTTTCATTCAATGTCCAAGAATTAAAAGGTTTAGGTGGAATAAAAGCATCTTTGTATTGGTCATATTTAAAACCTATACCAGCATAATTTTTTCTTAATGCTTTTGATTGATCTCCACTTGGTGTAATTCCATCAGATTCATAATGAACACCACCTTTTGTGTTATAAGAAGTTTGTTTCCAAATATCATTTGTTCCATAAAGATTATTTAAAAAATCTATTCCAGCTTGTTCAGTTGTTGCAATATCATTTGATACTTTTTCAACTCTTTCAACTATATTTCCAACTTTTAATTTTGAAAAATGTGCCATAATAATATCCTATGCTGTGTAACTTCCACTTCCTGTAAATTTAATAATTGTATCTGTTCCATCTGTTGTAACAGTTGGAGAGCCTGTTGTTGTACCAGAGTAATCTGCTGTAGGTACTCTTAAAATAACTACACCACTTCCTCCAGCACCTGAATTTCCATTTGCGTGTCTACCACCTCCACCACCACCTAATCCATCTGTACCATTCCCAACAGAATCATCTTTTGTACCATTTCCTCCACCACCTGTTCCACCAGAACCAGCCGAGCCATTATTTAGGTCAGTAGAACCTCCTCCACCTCCAGCATAAGTAGTAGCCGAACCTGTTATTGAATTTGATAAACCATTTCCACCATTACCACCAGAATTTGAAGTACCAGCACTACCAACAGCACCAGCACCTCCTCCACCACCACCACCATATTCTGGAGTACCACTAGAACTACTACCACCATCATTTCCTTGACCTACTGTACCAGAACCACCTGTACCTGTATAACCAGTACCTCCACCAGAACCTCCTGATCTTCCTGAAGCACCAGCACCACCACCAGTACCACCACCCCCTCCTCCTATAGAAGTTACAGTTGAAATTCCTGTACCAGATAAAACACTATCAGAACCATCATTACCTTGTGTTGAGCCAGTTGTTACTGTTGCACCTCCACCACCTACTGTAGCTGTATAAGTTGAACCAATAGTTAATGAAATTGCAGTTCCACCATAATTAGTTAATAAACCTCCAGCACCTCCACCCCCAGAATTACTTAGACCACCACTTCCCCCTCCAGCAACAACTAAATATTCTGCATTAACTGTTTGTGGAGTTTCTAAAGTAACATCATCATCAACACTTGGAATCCAACCTTGTGTTGCACCTGAATAAACTATTCTTACTGATTGACCACTTACATCATAAACAGGATTAGGAGATGAACTACCTTGAAAGTTTAAACTGTTAGTATTTATTGTAACATTATTTGTTCCCCATTTTCTTGCATAATCTACAAATTCTATTGTATCTCCAACACTTGCTGATGCTGGAAGTGTAACAGTACAGGCATTTGATGTTGTATCAATCCAATAACCATTTCCAGCTACTGCTGATAAAGTTGTTCCTGTTACGATACTTGATTGCCAATTAGTTCCACCAGCAACATCTCCAAAAGATAAATTGCCTGAACCATCTGTAATTAATGCTTGTCCATTAGTTCCATCTGCTGTTGGATAAGATAAACCATCTATAATAACTTTACCTGTTCCATCAGGTGTGAATGTAATATTTCCATTTGAAACTGAAACTATTGAATTACCATTAACATCTAAATTACCACCTAATTGTGGTGTTGTGTCATTTACTAAATCTGCAACTACTGTACTGTCTAACCAATTAACTGTGTTAGCTGAATAATCTAATTGTGCTAAAGATATATCATCTGTTCCATCAAAAAATTTTAAGGTTGGATTTGTTGCGTTAGTTACATCAAGCCAAACAGTACCAGCAACTGCTGAAGTTGGTCTTGAAGTTCCTGAATTAGAAGTATTGATAGCCTCTAAAGTAGAGTTTAAATCACTACGAAAAGAGGGAAAAGATTGGTTCTGAATTAAATAATCGCCTTGTGCCATATCGTTCTTATACTCCTTTTAAAAGCCTTTTGCAATATAATCAAATGTACGACTTACTGCTGTACCACCTGAATTTTTGAATGTTAAGTCGAAGCCATTAATAGTCTTATTTTCTACTACAAAGAAATCTCCAGTAGCAAGGTCTTCGCCTGTAATTCCAACAGCATAATTAACAGATTTGAATGGATTTGTAAATGTTACAGTATATGTTCCAGCACCAGAAGTTATATCATTTCCACTAAATATTCTATCAGGCATATCTATTGTTACTGTTACTGCTGAAACTACAGGTGTAGATGCTAAATCTCTTGATGTTAAAAATACTCGGAACTTGAAAAATCTCGAAGTATAATTTCCTATTATAAAATTTTGGAAAGCTGTATAAGTTATATTATCATCTGAAGTTGCAATTTCTAAATGAGCATCACAGTTTGCTGGTGTATCTCCGTCAAAGTTTGAACTAGCAGAATCGAACAATCCACTTCTATTATCAAATAAGTCGTCAGGATTATCTGAAGTTTGTGTTAATGATGCTGTAATTCTAGCAGTATGTTTAGCACCAATATCAATAACATTTGCAAATTCATAATTACCATTTGCATAAAAGTCAGCATTACTTACACCAGAATCAAAAAATCTAGTTGTATCATCATCAAATAATCCACTAGCTGAATCAAACAATTCCGAAGAATCTAATCTAATTGAATCATCTGCTATAACTGTATTTGTTAAAGTTCCTAAAAAATCAGGGTGTTCTGATTGCGTTGCTACTGCATTATGATTAACAACATCAGTTACATTTGAAATAATTGCAGTTGCATTAGAACTTGCATTACCTAGTTTATCAAATGCTTTTATAAGATAAGTTCCAGCCCTAGCTGGGACTGAAATTGAAGTTGCTGGTCTTGATACTTTAGAAACTAAATTAACTGAGTTTTGCCAATCTGCTGTTCCATCTATTTCTTCACTAAATCTAATTTGATAATAAGCTAAATCTAAATCAGGTATTTGATTCCAACTTAAATGAGCCTCTTGTCCTACAATATTACATGAAAAATCTTCTACATCACTTGGTGGTGCAATAGCACCTATAATAGTTCTTTGTGCAGTTACATAAGTTGATGAAATTCCAAGACTTGAAACTGCTTTAACTCTTACATCATAAGTATCTTGGTCAATCACATTTAATACTCTATGATTTAATCCACTACCTTGTGCATAAATAATATAATTTGAATCTGTGCTTTTCTTATATTCAACTTGGTAATAATCAACAAAGCTATCAGGAGATGCACCTATAGTTACATCTAATGCTACGATTACAGTACCATCATTATATTCAATTAAAGTATCATCTAAAGTAACACTTGCTGGTGGTTGAACATTAAATGGATTAGGAAGATTAGTTGTTGGTACTGTAGGTACTTGTCCTTTTTCCGACCATTGGTAATGATTGTCTTGATGTTCTACTAAAGATAATCCTATTGTAAAATCTTGATTAAATGTAATACCAATCACTCTAAAAGGTTTAGCAGAAAAGCCCATAGAACTATGAGTGATATTAACTATTTCTCCAATAGATAAATCATAAGCATTAAAATTAATATTAAGACCTAAAGATAAAGCCTCTCTTGATCTTCTTAAAATAACTTCAGCCATTTCTTCAGCTTGATATTGATTAGTTAATGTTGTGAAATTAAATCTACCCTCTAATAAAAACCCACCGTCTTCTGCTTTCATTGTTGCGTGTTGATCTGCACTAGGAAGTCCTGAATCAATTACTGGTGGCCATTGAATTTCATTAACTTGGAAATTTCTATTAGGGTCTACAAATCCAACTATAACTCTATTATATCTTTCATTTTTAGGTGGGGTTGATAATGAGTAACCACCAATAATATCATCTTCAGTTAATGTAATATTTGCTGTACCTGTTGTTTCTATAATTAAATTATACTTACCAGCATTGTAAGGTAAATAACCTCTACAACCTTTTAATAATTCTCTAACATTTTCTATAATGGTTTTAGAAGTATCTAATGCGGTATTAATATCGAATATATTAATATCACTTCCACCTGAATATGGAGTTACTTGAGTTTCACAAATTACAGAAGCATCATAAAAACTTTGTAAATCTATTTCTG